CAGCGCGCAGATCCTCCCGCAATCCCTTGATCTCATCGCGTGTCTCTTTGTCCATGTCTCCATCCTCTACTACTTTACCATTGCCGTAATGAGGTACTTCTACTCCGGGATAATCCCCCCAAGCACCTGTCGCATGGAAGATTTCTTTCACTTCCATCGCGGACTTCGCCTGTTCTAGCTGTCCCTCTATGGATCTTTTGAGAGTTTTCGGAACATGGCTGGTATTGAAGACCCTGAACGGTTGTCCTCTCTTCACTCGATTGACCGCGAACCGCTCGAACTGGCGCATCTCTTCCTGAAACTCTCCTCGTCCATTCGTCCGCGGTTGCTGTGCAAAGACCGGGAACTCTCTCTGCTTCGGCTCTTTAGCAGGTTCTACTTCCAATTCTTCGGCAGCCGATACAGGATCTTCGATCCCCTCCCTTACCAGGGTAGCGTGTCTCTCCGCCTCGGATTTCTTGTCCTCTGCCATCACATCCAACTTATCAAATCGCCAGCGCATCCTGAGGCTCGGATCGAACTCGCGGAATAGCTCTCCTTCTAGCACCCCAGAGAGATATTCACATCGAGGCTTCATCGTTCCTGTCTGAAGAAACCTCATCTGCTCCTTAGCAGTAGCGTAGTTCGCTGCCTCCCACGCGCCAGCGAGGGCCGGAGGGACTCGAAAGACTGCGCAGATATCCCTTCGTACTTCATTCAACAACTCACCCAATGCGAGGTCCTTCGTGGGATATCCGATGATATTCGGCTTCATCCCGTGGGTGGTGAAGCCTGCTTTATGCTGTTGGCTCTTTCCAGAGAATCTACGCTTCCACCAATCCACCATCTTGTCTAAAGTGGACTCGTCTACATTCTGGTCGGTGGAGAATACCAAGGGGGGAACTGCGTAGTTCTTGAAGAACGCTGCAGTGTACTCGGCGGTGTTAATCCCAGCACTTGCAGCCGCCATCGCGACTGATAGTTTAGAGAGTCCTCCCAAGTCATTGGAGGGATGATACTCCCGGAAGTAGACTACATCCTTCCGTTGGAATAGTCTCTCGTACTGCTGTGCTCCGGGAACTCTCTGGATGAATCCCTGAATGCCTGTGCTATCTGCCTTGAGCTGCATCGTGGTGGGGTTGAGGCGCATCAAGCCTTTGGGTTTACCTGTCCCTCCACCGCGGACCTTCTCCCAGTAAGCTACCCCGTAAATATCCATATCGTTCTCTAGCGATCTAGCTAGATCGTTCCAGTTCATCTCTGGATTGACTTCATGCAAGAGGGTGACTAGAGGATGGTCGTCACTGAGAGGACTATCCTTATCCTCCCAAGGAGTGATTTCCCATTCAAGCCCTGCTAGTGCATCTGCTCTAAGAGTGATGCACGCATATGCCCACACACTTGCTGTGTATATCTTCGCCAGTTCAGATAGGGAGGTCTCATCCCGCTCCCAGATCTTATCGGCTTGCCAACCTGGGATAGATACGATGGCCTTGAAGTCTTGTCCATTGATCTTCCCGAGGTTGATTACGCCCATGCGAAGCTCGGCTCTCCCTGTAGCATCAACTCAGTGAAGCCCCACACGCACGCATCCATTCTATCCGGGGAGTCATCCCCTGGCACCCATGTACACTGTTGATCCTCTAATTCGGGATAGGTCCCAACATGATGAATCTTGCCTTGCTCATAAAGAGCGGCTATGGGTTCGGCTCGGGTGTACTTGCCTCTACTCGCACGGATACGCTTGATGCTCACCCCAACTCCCATGTTCTTAGCCGTGGTGCGGACAGTGTACTCCACCATCTCCCCACCGTTGTTGTCCTCTGCCACGATCAGGTTAGCTTTGTGGTTCACGTAGGCATTCACCACTGCAGTAGCCCACTGTTCAGGCGTCCCTGTTAGGGTCCTGTCATCAACCACATACCCCTCATCCCCCAGCTTCCCACATACGACGATTCCGGTTTGGTTAGCTTCATCACTTGAAGTGACCGCGGGGTCCACCCCGATGACCACCCTTGAGAGTTCGGGAGCTGTCTTTACTCGCCCGTCTTCGATGTGAAACCTGCGCCACAAGGCTCCTGGAGTATCCTCTAGGAGTTCGGCGTAGAGTTCCTGCCTTCCTAGTCTCGTCCCCTCGTACTGTCTTAGGATCTGATCCTTGAACGGTCCTGCTAGGTTGTGGATGTTCTCGAAGGTCGATCCCTTGGTAACAACAACATCCTGCCCGTCTCTTGCTACCAAGTCTCTAATGTGCTTAGTAGGTCTAGGGGTGGTTGTTGCAATCACCTGAGGATTCAATCCTACCCGCATCCCCAGCATGAGCATGTCCCACGCCTCGGGATACCTCCAAGCTGCTAACTCATCAGCCCATGCCTTTTCGTGCTGTGGTCCCCTCAATTGATCGGGTTTGTCCCCCGTGAAGGTTGTGGCTACCGCTCCATTAGGCCAGGTGATACGTCGCTTGGTGGGTTCGTAGTGTGGTCGATTCCAGGGTGGACACACCGAGAGAATGCCTGTCTCTCCCTCAACCATCACATCTCTTACATCGGAGGCAGTCCTACCAATGAGTGCTATTCGTTTGACTCCCTTTTCTACCTGATCGCGGGTCCACTCTGCGCCGGTCCTAGTCTTCCCCCATCCTCGGCCAGTCAAGATCAACCAGATAGTCCAATCACCCGGAGGGGGAAGTTGCTTCTCCCGCGCCTTGAGTGTCCATCTATACCTTATCTCAAGAGCTAGTTCCCTAAGTCTGTCCTGCTTTTCCTTCGGCAACGAGCGAAGCAAACTCTCGGACAACTTCGGAATCTGTGAGGTATCTATGCTCATGCTCTATCTTGCCTGAAAGCTCCAACCGATCTGTAAAGGCTTGATGATGCTTCCCAAGAAGCTCAAGTGCCCGTTGTGCATCGTGCAGGGTAAGCTCTAGGCTGGTGTACTCGAACTGATCCCCCTTCTCTGAATACTTCACTGTGGTCTTAGCCCGAATGCTTTTGATGAGATGCCCATTCTGTCTCACGAATTCAGGATCGAAGGCCATGCGGTCTCCATCAGGGTTGATCACCAAGAAGTTAGCAATGGAGGCTGTGGCTTGCTCTTCTAGTCGTGCAAGTATCTCATCGAGGCTGAGGGCCCGCTGCTTGAACTCGTACTCTATCGCATCCTTGATGTTGGGTTTTCTTATGTTCTCATGACCAATGAGAGTGGCAGACTTGACTGAGTAGCCAGCCCTGATAGCAGCCTGCGTTGCATTGAAGTCTTTGGGATACTCAAGCACAAAGGCCCGCTGTTTAGCGGTAAGCGTAGGGGTCACGCTATCAATCTAGCATAGATATGGGGGGAACGCAAGAAGTGTTGCTAGATCGGAAGTAACATTTGCATCTGGGCTTCGGCTATCCGCTTCTGAGCGACAGCGAAATGGCCGGGGTCGATCTCTATGCCGATAAAGTTTCGTCCAGTCTTAGCACAAGCCACACCAGTCGTACCGCTGCCCATGAAGATATCAAGAACCGTATCGCCGGGCCGAGTGCTAATTTCAACTAACCATTGAACAAGCTCAAGCGGCTTCTCGGCTGGGTGTCCATTCGGTTTTGTTGCCGTCCACATACAGCGCCGAATATCGGGGATGCCCCTGTTGGCGATGGCGAAGTCGTCTCCGATCCATAATGCCACGAATTCATAGGAAGGGCGAAGCCCAGCATGTCCACCGGGACCAATCCAGATCTTATCCCAAACAAGAAGCGACTCAATTGGCCAGGAAATGTCGTCGGCTGCTTTCTGGAAGGTCACAAATGATCGCCAATTCAGGAACGACCATAGGCATCCTTTCCCAAGCATAAGACTACGGCAGCGCCTAATCCATTCGGCATACCAGAAAGACGAGTTGATCCGGTCGCCCCAGGGGTTGAGTTTGCCTTGGCCGTCAGACTTCGTATTGATACTATAAGGCGGGTCGGTCACTACTGCATCTGCGCATCCAGCAGGCAACGTCTTCATCACCTCTAGACAGTCACCCAATCGTAGGTCTACCGTCGTCATTGATACCTTCCCCTCGCCATCTCAATCTCCCTCCCCGCTGTCCCATCTGCATTGAATCTCGCCTCGGCTTGATCGGGTCTCTTGAGGTAGATCCCTAGTGGTATTCTCAGATGGTGGAAGGTCTCATTGTGTGCTGCTAGTCTGAGCCAGAATTCGTAGTCTCCTGCACTCTGAAATGAGGCATCAAAGGGGCCGTACTTATCATGCAGTGACTTCCTCCACATCGGCTGAGGTCCTAGAAAGCAGTGCTTCATGAGTTCATCGAATCCTCCCTCGGCCCATTTGAAGTATCCCGTCCTCCAAGCAAGATCAAAGCCTCCTGTGAGGTCCTCTACGATATCCACGTCGGCATAGGCTACTGCATGGTTGGGATTCCGGTCCAATGCGGAGGCTAAGAACTCAATCGCATAACCGGCTAGTCGATCATCACTGTTCGCATTCGTGATGTATTCTCCTCTTGCTGCTTCAACGCCAAGGTTCCAAGCCCCGTATATAATGGGGATGTCTGGGGTGTCGATCAATACATCCTCGCCATTCAACATCCCTTCGGCTATCCTCAGTTCTTTGGATTTCTCTTGTGCCACTACAACGATCTGGGGGCGGAGCGTCTGTTGCTGGAGATTTAGGATACGCCCCTCGATATAGGGTTCGGCATAGTAGGCTGAGACGATGGAAGAGACTTTCATAACCAGATATACCATCCTTCTGGTATCAATCCCTCCGCTAAAAGCCG